CCAGTACGTGGCCCGCCTTGATTTGTATAGGTAGTAGTAGTGGCAGTAAACTTAGACTGACTATGCGAAGCTCCAGCTTGTTTGTTGGGCGGAGCTCCTTTGACTTGCTGAGCTGGAACAACTTTGTTTTCAGCATCTTGTCTAGAAGCGGCAGCGGCTTCTGACACTCCTTGCGATTTATCAAGACTGGCAGCGGCAAGTACATTGGAGAATCCTACACTAAAATCAATATTAAAATTAACTACTTCGCTGTTTTTACCAGTGTAAATGTAATCGTAGCGTTTAACGATTGCTTTTTTAATTGCGTCAAGGCCCTGGCCGGCAGTTCCTACCGCAGTTGTTTTACTTGAATGGGCATCAAATGGCACTACCCTGTAAACAATAATTCTAGGGTAGTCTCCTGTTTGTGTTAAATTTTCTTTGGTATCAATGTAAAATACCTGTGTGTCAATTCTCCACCACTTTCTAAAACCTTTTTCAAGTTTAGTTAATGCTTTTTCAGGATACTCGCTCGATAGTAATACCTGATTAATAATTGATGGGACATCCACATCTTGAGGAAATTTCATAATCCCTTCTTTAGGGTCAACCGTCATTTTTCCTCGTGTGAACGTACCTGTCTTTTCGTCAACAATAATTTCAGGGTCGCCCGGTGCCGCTTCTCCTGGTTTAGATGGAGTGTAATTTAAAGTAGCTTTGCCAAGTATATTAACTTCTCCAGCGGCTTGTTGTAAATTTGTTGGATTAATACCAATCTTTTTAAAAATAGCAGCCGAGTCGCTAGTAACTTGTTGAGGATTATAAGTAGCAGTGTCTTTTTTGTCGGCGCCGCCGCCGCTGGCCGCTTGGGCTCCGCTGTCTAATTTTTTTTCGTCAGGAAATAAAATAACAATCTTATCAGCAACAGTTACGCTTTTATCTTTGACAAAACCTTCTAGGTAAGTGTTCATAACTGCTTGTAAACTCTGAGGGCCAGTTTGTAAAATTTCCTGAACTGTTTTACCTTTAATAATTGCGTCTGTTTTTAAATTAGCATACTGTGTTGTTAATGCTTGACCTTGAGTAGCATAGGCCATTACAGAATATTTACAACCTTTTTCGCTTGCTTTCATTCCTATGGTGGTAAATCTTATAGGAATGTGTCTGGCGGCAAAGGGCACATTTTTTATTTGACCTGTTTCTGTATTTCCTCTAAACTCTATAGTTAAAAGAAACGGTGCGGCACGCCAGTTGTCAAATTTTGCTTGATAGGCCGCAGTTTGTAAGGCCAAGAAAAACGTACCAATGCTGTAAGGTTCAAATACATCAAACTGTATTGTAGACACGTTAGTAGCTTTAGCATTTGCCAATCCTATAATTGATTCAAACGTTAATTGGTCTATATAGAAATCAAACTTACCGTACGATGTTGCTACTCTATTATTTGGATCTGCTCCTCCACTTTTGCAAATTAAAGGCAGTACTTTACCAGCTTTATAAGATGTATCAGGATAATTAAAATCTTGAATTGTTAGAGCACTTAGGCTGATAACATAGTCGTAACTAGCGTAACTAGATAGCACATTTGGAGCTGGTAGTTTAAGTCCAAGGGCTGTGCCAGCATTTGTAAAAGTATTTCCTATTACATTACCAAGTGTTGATACTGCGTTAGTTGTTGCGCCTAAATCTGCCATATTAAATTCCTAGCACTGTTCGTAAACTACTATTTTTAGGAATAAAAATTTTTGTTCCAGCAGTAAAATCAAAAATAGGATCTTGTATAACGTCTAAATTTCTTTGCATAAACACCCACCATAGTTGAGTTTCACCATACAAGTCAAATGCTAGTAAATCAGGACGATATTCATACTGACTTTCTATAGTGTAGGCAAAGTCGTCAGGTTCTGCGCTTACAGGTCGTATATTAAAAATTCCTAGATAATTATCTTGGAGTGGAGTGTTAAACCACGGGCTTGTGTTTGTATATGTTGCCATGATTAAACGTATCCAAAAGTATTTTTTAAGTATCCGCCGGTGACAAATCTGTCTAGACTAAACTTACGAGCGGCTGCTCTACTATATATCGGTACTACCGTGATGTTGATGTTGCTCTTGGTTGGCACGTGAGCGACGCCGCCACTAGTTGTTCCGCCAACTCCAAATGAGCCTAACAAACTAGAAACTCCGCTCACTGCTCCAGCAATGTCACTAACTACACTACCAATTCCAGCAATACCTCCGCCGAGAGTATCTCCTATAGCATCGGCAAGTCCTCCAATATTATCTGCTTGTGCCGCAAGATTGCCGGCCGCTGATCCAACAACATCACAACTGATATAATCGCAATCTTGTGGCAGTGTAATATTGACAGATGTAATAACCACTGGCACATTTTTAAACACGTAATTTCCGTAGCCGTTTAAGAACACAATCGGTGGCGGGTTGCCAGCCTTTGGATCAGATCCGCTGAACATTTTGGACGCAGATCTTAAATAATGCACCGCGGCTACCCAGTACAATGCCTGCGCACTATCTTCCACAGCGAACGATGCCTGAATATCAATCGACCCAGGGTCACTGTTCTTATATGCTTGGAAGGGAAAGTTAGTGTGGGTCGGCGACTCCGATGAGTATTTGGCACTGGACTTTATGGAGATTTGAGGAGTGAAAGGAAACACTAATCCACCAGCATCTCTTAATGGTCTTAATACTGGGCTAGATTTAAAACTAGTCCAATTAGGAATACTTAACCTAACACGCCAATCTGCTTCGTTAGCGTCGCCGCCAAAGGCACTGACAGCACTCATCAAGTCACCTATTGCTTCGCCGCCTGCGGGTAGATTTATCGAACGGATAGCAGATCCGATAGTATCAGCACTACTAATGTTTGATAAAGCCGAACCCAATCTAGCCGCAGTATTGACCGCTTGGGTAGCGGCTCCAAAAACTGCTACGCCAGCTCCAAGTTTTGATTGTAAATTTTGTCCAGGGGTGAATGCCATAATGTATTTGTCCTTTTGGTATATTATTTATTTGACTTTTTAATGTGCGTAGTTTATAATATACTTTACGAGGACTCATTTAATGACAGCAAAAGTTAATTACCTAAACAACAAGGATATGTTGTTGGAAATACATAGAAGTAAGGCTACGTATTGTAGCTTTACAGACCCAGAATATCACCAATATGACATTATTCTCCCAAGTGTAGATAAAGTTAACATTCGAACTATCGCAGAAGCCAAGCGTAATAAGGCCAAACGACTAGGCGACCGTGAATATGCTAGACGCAGGGCATCTGGTGAGAAAGTTAAAATGGCTGATTGCGAAGTAGATTATAAAAAAATTACCAAAGAAGAGTTAGTTTTTCGAATCATGTCGTACGAGCATATTCCGCTTAACAATAC